TCTAGCTCGATGTCCGATACTTTGCTCTTGAAAGTAAACTTCGCAGCTTCGCGTAGCCAGATATGAAACAGGGCGTTCTGTGACAGACCGCGCAGCGAAAACACCTTACAGTCCATCCCTTCACTTGAAAACGCTATCGACACCTGCCCCTCCTTCTGCAACACACGCGCAGCAGAGCGGAATACAGTTCTGAGGTCATCTTCGTTATATACCGCGTGAGTCTCCATTGACTACCCCCACTGTTCAGCCATTGCGTGGGCGATGCCAGGGTATGTCGTGCTTCTTAACTTCCATCTATCCTCGCTTGGTGGCATATGGTAAACCTCGGCTTTGATATCCTCTTTCGCAATCACCTCAGTCTGATTAAGAAAAAAATCATGCTGATAACTACTTGTAGGCTTCAATGGATAAAGTCCTCTAGTCCAAAAGCAAGTTCTCTTGGTGGCAGCATCACCAAAATCATACGGTTGGCAGCTAAAGTCTGGCCCTCTACCGACAATATCAAGCGCGTACTTGTGCATGATCGGGTTTTCTACAGCAACTTTGGGTGAATTAGCATTCAGGCAGTTCAGGAAAAACTGTGCGGCAATTCGCATCTCATCCCAGAGATTGCGTTCATGTAGCCACCTTACCCCAGAATTGCAAAGTCTGGTGCATGGTGGATGCGCGATCACTAAGTCCCATGAATAGCCGAGTATCATGTTTACATCACCGTGGATATGTGGCCCCTCTGTCTCGGTGGGCAAAAGGTCACAACTAAAAGCGTCATGACCCTTTGCGATGAATGCATCTCGTACTGCTCCAGAGTATTCACAAGCCACCAGAACTCGCATGACGCGATCTAATCAGAAAGGTATGTCATCATCAAAGTCATCAAACTCAGCCGGTGGCGAACTTGCTGCCATATCCTGCTGAGTAGGCTCTACGGTCTCAGGGCTATAAACAAGCTCAATTGTTACCGCGACCACCTGAGTTTTCCACACCTTATGCTTCTGACCGTCACCAAAGTCCTTGTCGTAGCTGGAGTTCTGTAGACGGCCCTCGACATAAAGCCTAGAGCCTTTGTGAACATACTTGGATAGGAAGTTGTCCACAACCGCCCCGAACGCTACGCAGTCGTGATAAGTCGCTACGTCCTTGAAGTTGGTAGCCAGAGAGAAGTTAGCTACGGATACGCCGCCCGATGATTGTCTGATACTAGGGTCTTTTACGACCGTACCGACTATGATTGCTTTGTTTACGCCTTTCATGTATTCACTCCATCCCATTGGAATTTATTCACGCCCTCTTCAATTAGCAGGACGGCCTCTTGTAGATTTGTAACTAGCTCATTAATCAGGTCATCATCCCTGTAGGTTCGGATCATAAATGGACGCATTTTTGGGTGGTAAGACATGAAGTCCCAAAAGCCCCTGCCCGTCACAAACATACAGCCCTGCACCTGTAGCAGATACTTGGAAGGCAGCTTACCTGCTCTTAGGTATTCAACGTGCGTACCCTGTAACGGGCATTTGATCTCAAGCCCACCAATCAGACCGTCCTGCTCCTTGTCAATGAGGCCATCAGGACTGCATCCGACTTCCATATTTGGATGCTTGATGAAGTCCACCTGCCTTACGTCCACCTCTTCAATAAGCTGATACATTGCTCTGGCTTCATCCTCCAGGCTAGTGCCGCGCTCCATTGGTTCAGTGGTCTTGACGTAGGTAGGATCTCCAGTGAGCCTCTCTGCGATCAGGGCGTTCACATAGCTGTTGAAGGACGTACTACGCTTGCCCGCAGTAGTGACTACCTTGGCAAAGTTTGACGCGCTGGGAATCCCTAGACGCGCTCTCAGCCACTCCTCAGTGCCTTGACCGCCACAATTGATTTCTCTGCTCATAAGATCTCCTTTTGAAAAATCTGTTTCAGTTTTCTAAAAATGTCTAGCTCTCTACTCAAAGCAATGCTGCTGACCTCGGACAGATCTTTATCGTCCAGATCATTATGCAGATCGTTGTAAGCCACATAAATTAGACTGTAGAGGGCTTCATACTCAGCCCCCTCAATGACAAACTCCTTGTTTGATTGATTTGTCACCGTGATAAAGGGTATCTCCCTTGTAATTTTAGACATCCAACACCCCCTGACCTTTATATTTGGTGGATCTCATAACTCGACATCTGTCACGTTTGTCACCTTGATAAAAGATATCGCCCTGATCCTCTAGCTGTGCCGGTCTGGCAGTGATACTGCTATAAGGCAGATGCGGGTACATGGTGCGAATCTCTTTAGTGGTGATGCCGCGAATACCGGCTTTTACGACCTCATCATGAACCAAGGCAAGCATTTTGCCGCTCGATACCTCATTGGCTGCGTCTTTACTGGTTTGCGGCGAGTCTTTACGCGCTAGTTTGTAGGCAGGTGTATCGTCATAGTCCTTATAAATGCTCATGAGTCACCGCCCTGCTTCTCTAGCTTCTTGTTCAGCATTGCTAGGGCTGTCTCGTACTGATCTGAAGGCAATTGATCTAGTTTCTTAATCTGGAACGCCTGACAGAATTTGGACTCCTGGGTCTTGGTTTTGACCATCAGGTCCACGATCTCTCTGGCCTGATCAGGGCTGATCAACTGGACCTTCTGTCGCGGGACGCCCTCACCCTGATAGATGTAGAACCCTAGCCCAAACATTGCCATATTCTTAGTGAAGCACCTCATACGGGCATTAGATATATCATCGCATCCAGGGTTTGGTATGGATTCATTCCTGTCATCAGTGACAGCCAACCACATCGGGCGGGTTATGCCATTAATTTCTAATTCGGTGTTAACGGTGACAGAGCCATCACTATGCACAACGTCCGGTAGCTGCCTAAATACCGCGCTGGGGTAATGCTTCATCAGGGTATCCCAAGCAAAATTCCACGGTAGGTAGTCAAAACGCCCTTTTTTCTCTTTGTGTTTATTAACATCGATAGCAGAGAGGGTTTCCCATATTGCTTTTGCTTCACTCATCGTCAGTGTCCCTCAGTTCTTCCGTATGAATAGCGATCTCTCGCGCAGTACCAGTGCCAATATCTTCAATAAACTGGTTTATTACCGCTCTCATAGCCTCGTCGTGGATGGCAGATTGGGGGTTGCGGATGAAATCAACCAAGGCTCTCGCCTCTCCGTTCTCAATGACAATATAACTGGTCTTTCTGATGCTCATAATTACTCTCCTTCACTCTTATCTAAGGTATGCAGCTTAAACTCTGCTGGAGTACTATCCCCAACCTCGCTGATAAAGTTGTCCACAACAGATCTGACAAACGGCTCTGAGGACGCTGTGTGCGGGTTGCGTATAAATTGCATCAAGGCGACCGCCTCATCGTCTACCAATCGCAGCATTCGTGTAGTTATCATAATCAATCTCCTTTTTTGGATCTGTAATCGTCAAGGTAGGTTAATTCTTCGTGATAGCTTTTCAGGGCAGCTTCAGCCTTTAGGTACTCTTCTCCTAAATACTCTTCAGCAAACTCTAAAACGTCCTGCGCTCTGTCAATCAAAAGCTCATGTAGATACTTGCTAAACTTCTCTTCAGGATACTTGTCAACCATCTCCATCATGTAATCGACAGCCTCAAGAGCGTCACCATTGATTGACATGGCGTTGAAGTAGAACTCCTGCCGGTCAGGCCCAGTACGGAATGCCTTTAAGACTTCTTCTAAGACATGGAGAGGAGCCTGTTTTACACCTATATCAGGGTCGTAGATATCAGGAAGGTTATCCTGCATGACCTGTTCAAGGGTTTTAGGCGGTAGTGGTGGGAAATAGAAAGGATCGTCGTCTGACATGAATTATCTCCTGTTGAATAAACTTAACGTGCAAGCGGATTATGATTAGAAGTTGTCCACTTGTAAAGCATTAACGTAGTTTTAAATAAATACTTTAATATTATTATCTACAGGCAATAGCAGGTCTTTGATACCGTAGGGACACCCCGCTATCAACACAGCCCTAAATTGTTGCCAGTGACTACAGTATTGCGCCTCCTGATCGTCGTCCTAACAGCTCAGGCAAGCTCCCCCTAGTGTCCATAACAGCGTTTGTAGGCAGCTATTACCCTGCCTCGGTTGGTATCTTCCCGCCGTAGTCACAGATTTCAGCTTCGCAGCATTAGATTTGGTAACGTCGAATCCGTGAAAACCCGACCGGCAGGTGACGCGATTGAACGTCATTGAACGTAGTAGCACATATGGGACAGTATGAGATATACTTGCGGAACCGACTCGATAGCCGATAACCAGAGATCTCGGCTGTCAAATGCGCTGTCAACGCTAGCCGGTAGACAGAAATTATCAATCCCCGTGTGTTCTGTCTAGTCTGTTTTTCCCTTGTAGCAGACGTAGCTAGGGGGCTTCG